AAAGTATCTCATATCAAGAACTATCATTTGACATGGTCATACTCGGAAGCTAATCCAAAATATACAGCATGGTATGATAAGATTGCATATAATATTGCAGTAGTATTCAATGGAGCTTTCCCTATCTATTTCAAGGGTAGAGAAGTAATCAATGGCGATGAAAGTGATTTAAGATTTTTAGATAAACAAAATGTTATTGTTGGTTTAAAAGCAAAAGGCAAGGCACGACATGATATGTCAGGTTTTGTCATTCATGTATAAACTTTTGGAAAAGTTGCGTCTGGCGAATATTGTATAGTTTTTTAGGGATTAAATGATACTAAAATAATTATGATTACAATATGGCAAGTGAGAACAAAAGCAAAAGTATACATTACATATATAACTTCAGAGTGGTAGTAATTAATCAGTTCTTGAAACAGCCTGACCGTTTAGGATTTACCAACGGTAAGAGACCATAGGTTATACATGTTAGTCAATGGGAGTTGCATATCCAAGTTGACTTTAAATAAATATAAAGGTGGTATGCTAGACTGATTTTTCCACATCTGCGTGGGTGTTTTAATGTCGATAAATAACAAAACACAGCATTGCGAGGCAACTGTTTTGCTAGTTTCAAAGTCTCTAATAAAAAACTAGCATGTTTACAAGGGCAGAAAATTCTACGAAGAAACAAATTTTAAATAAGTTTCCTAGTAAGAGTAGTCTGAAAGGGTATATAAAGTAGATGACTAGTTCCTGAACTTTATATCTGATTAGTGCAAAGGTTCGAAACTTTGTCAATGAGTAGCTCTCAAACTATGTGGCTACCTGTCCTTTTAAACATTTTATATAAGGAGATATTATGACTGAAGAAATAAAAAAATTACTAGAAGATTGTAAAGATACACTTGAACACATAGTAGATAGTGAAGAATGGGAAACTTTAAAAGGAAGGTCTAGTGCTGATGTATTAATTGGACAAATAGATTGGGCATTAGAAAAAAATATTTTAGACAACTTTTAATAAGGAGATAACAATGAAACTTAAACAAGTAATAGCAATACAAGAAATATTAGATAAAAGAAAAATACCTGTTGACATGGCAGAAAAATGGGTGTATCATAGTGAAAGTCGTGATGAATGGGTAGACATCATGGAACTAGATGTAATTCATGCGATTAGAATATTAAGAAAACATATGGGAAAAATGAGTGATGAACAACCAGAAGAACATAGAATTGTTGAACCATTTTGGTTAGACACAAAAAAATATGAACATAATATGGGAGGTAGTGATGAGTAATCAACACAATCAAAAAGAATTTGAAAAGATAATGCAAGAAGTAGAACAGTTAGACCAAGAGGGTATGCTTGAGGCAGATATACAAACTGTATCTCAAGTCTATGGATTGCATGAAGATGATGATAGAGATGATATATTATTCTTTATCGCAGAAAACTTATATGAAAATGGGAGAATAACAATATGAGATTTGATATAAAAGATATAAACTATTTAGTTATAGTAATTGCACTTGTTATATCATTAACTGTGCAAACAATAAGAATTCTTGAATTAGGAGAAGAATATCAATGGTGTCAAGATTTTTACAATAAGTATGGGAGAGATATGTAATGGCTAAAAAAACTAAAGTAATACAAAGTATAGACCATGTTAAAAAGGTCACATCACAAGGCACAGGAGGTCGTTCTAGGAGTATTAAAATATCAACAGCTCACATGAATAAAAATAAACGCAGAAGTTATAAAGCATATAGAGGACAAGGAAGATGAAAGGAATATTAATAAATCCATTTGATGAAACAATTAAAGAAGTAAACATATTAGGCAATATTGAGGACATATATCTCTTGACAGAATGTAATTTATTTGATATTGTTAGCATTACACCTAATGAAGATATGTATATAGATGATGAAGGATTACTTAAAAATAATCAAAGATATTTTACATTACTTGGAACAGGTCTTAATAATTTTGCAGGTAAAGCTTTATTATTATCGCATAATGATGAGGGAGAAACGACATCAACTAATTGGACTTTACAACAAGTTAAAAATATGGTAAAATTCTTACCAGAAGGACATAAAGAAACACCTTATATGGAGTTTAGAGTATTAAAATGAATGGAAAACAAATAAAAAAATTAAGAAAAAAAATAAAACCTATTCAAATTGAATGGTTAAAAACATTATTGCCAGAAGAACAATCTAGTTCTATTACTGTAGATAATGTTGAGGGTTTATTACCTGACCAAACTCATGTAGTAGGACAAGGAAGATTATATTTGTCTTATATGTCTGACAAATGGGTAATGAAATACTTAAAAAAATATCCACACATAAATACATTTGATGAATTAAAGGAGATAAGTAATGGATGAATATATAATAAAAGTAGTTATTGAGGGTAAACCTGACATACTTAAAACATATTGTAATAATATAGTATCTGCTATTGATACTATGATAAACATAGATAGTGTTGAGGACATAACATATATAACTAGAACAAAAGACTGTAAAGAATGGAGTGTTCCAGATATTAATATAAAAGAATTAAGAAACTTAAGACAACAAATAGATGAAAATATTTTAATGGAAGGTCTAAATAGTTTAGAGGAAACAACATGATAGCAGTATTAACAAAAGAAGAATACAAAGAATTTTGTAGTAGTGTAGATTTTTTAAATAAAGAACATAATATATCTATACCTTACTCGGTTGAGGAGGTTGAGGATAAATTTAAAATAGAACTTTTAAATCCAGATAATATAGATGTAAAATATTTAGATAATCTTTTAGAAAACACTTGACAAAAAACAAAAAGTCTGGTAGACTTTATGGAAGGTAGACAAAGAGCAACCGAACAAGCCCTCTATCTCCATGTATTAGTAGGTTTGGTTTGACCACAACTCCGAGAGTAGTTGGCTCATAAACTCTCTTTTTATTAACTTAATATCATAGGAGGTATAATATGATAGTAAATGGAACTGCGTATTGGGCAAGTATTAAGACACCTAATACAACTTTTGAACCTATGTATACAATCAACTTGGTTGTTGACCAAGCGACAGCAGATGACTTTGCAGGTCGTGGACATACAGTAAAGCAAATGGATGAAGGTCCTGCTTTGGTTATCAAGCGTAAGGTAAATGGTCCTAACGGAATGATTAGGAATGCACCTAGATTGATTGACCAGAACAAACAAGACATCAACCTTGCTGTAGGTAATGGCTCTCAAGTTAGAGTTCAATGTAGTGAGTATGAATGGGAGTATGCAGGTAAGTCTGGTAAAAGTCTTGACCTTCAAGCTGTCCAAGTCATTGAGCTTGTTGAATATAAAGCTGAAGATGGGTCAGAGTTCTTTGATGATAATGAGGAATTTTAGTAATGATTATTACCATTAAGAATGAAAATGGCGAAACAGTTTATGATGTTTCAAAGATAGAGAATAGTGATTCCAAAATAAATGCTACTGTTAGTATTAATAAAATGGGAACATTAAATACTTTAGTTGAGGCACTAAACTTTGCTACACAAGGGCATCAAAGTCAGTTAGAAACATTACTAGCTGATTGCCCTGAAGCTGTGGTGGAAACACCAACAGAAGAAGAGGAAACTTCAACCGAAGAAGACTCTTAATTGTAATGAGGTTAGTGGAAAAGAGGATAACTATTAAAGATGCTGGGGTTAGATTTAGCCCTTATTGATAAAGCTAAAATCCTGTTTGATTGCTTCCGACAATCATATGAACAACGCCTCACTTAATTGTAATGAGGTGTGGAGTAGTCCATACATAGTATCGGCTGAGACACACCTCTATTTTATAGGAGATAGAATTGAATACACAATTTGTAAAACATAAATTACCATGCTCAAAGTGTGGTAGTAGTGATGCTGTTTCACTTAATAATAATGGCTCTGCAAAATGTTTTAGCTGTAATACATTTTTTCCAGACTATGACAATGCAGATACTGATACAGTTATACCAATGAAACAACCTGAAACATCATTTCTTAATTCATATACAGGAGTATATGGAGCTTTGACTGATAGAAATATATCAGAGGCTACAGCAAGAAAGTTTGGTGTCAAAGTTATTAAGGATAACAATGGTCAAGTTAAACAACACATCTATCCATTTCACAATGGTAGTGAGATAGTTGCAACCAAGACCAGATATGTAGACAATAAAAACTTTGCATGTAATGGTACATTTCAAGGCACAGGATTGTTTGGAGAACAACTGTATCGTAATAAAGGTGGTAAGTATCTTACAATAACAGAAGGTGAATGTGATGCTATGGCAGTCTATGAATTAATGCAAGGCAAGTCTAGTGTTGTATCTATTAAACGAGGAGCATCTTCTGCTGTTAAAGATATACGAGAAAGTATTGAGTTTGTAGAAAGCTTTGATAATGTAGTCTTGTGTTTTGATAATGACAAGGCAGGTATTGAAGCTGCAAGACAAGTAGCTAGAATACTTAAACCAAGTAAAGCTAAAATAATAAACTTACCAAATGGGTATAAAGATGCTAATGAAATGTTAGCCAAGAAAAAGTTCCAAGAGTTTTCAACAGCATGGTGGGAGGCTAAAACCTATACACCTTCTGGTATTATGGAACTGTCTAGTAAAAAGAATGATTGGTTAAACAGAGAAGTAAAAGAAAGTATTGCATATCCTTGGGAGGGATTAAATAAAAAGCTTTATGGTTTGCGTAAAGGAGAACTTGTTACTCTTACTGGTGGCACAGGACTTGGTAAGTCTAGTGTGACTAGAGAACTTGAACATCATCTTATTAAAAATACAGAAGATAATGTAGGTATCATAGCACTAGAAGAAAACTGGTTAAGAACTGCTGATGGCATTGTATCTATTGAAGCTAACGATAGAATATATCTATCAGAAAAACGAGCCAAATACACAGAAGAAGAACTACATAAATTATTTGATAGTGCAATACAAGAAGGTAGAGTATTTATCCATGCTCATTTAGGAGCAACAGACATAGATGAAATCTTTTCTAAATTAAGATATATTATTGTTGGTTGTGAATGTGATTGGGTAGTGGTTGACCATTTACATATGCTTGTTAATGTATTAACAGAAGGGGATGAACGCAGAGGTATTGATATGCTTATGAATAGATTGCGTAGTCTTGTAGAAGAAACAGGTGTAGGTATGATATTAGTATCACATTTGCGTAGAGCAGCAGGAGATAGAGGACATGAGAAAGGAATACAAGTATCTTTATCTCATCTTAAAGGCTCACAAGGTATTGCACAATTATCTGATTGTGTGATAGCATTAGAAAGAAATCAACAGGCAGAAAATCCTGATGAAGCTAATATAACTAAAGTCAGAGTCTTGAAGTCAAGATATACTGGAGATACAGGCATGGCTTGTAGTTTAAAATATGATATTGATACTGGTAGATTACACGAAATATCAGAGGAGGAAACATTTAGTAATGAAGATTATTTTTGATATAGAAACAGATGATTTAAATGCAACTAAAGTATGGTGTATTGTAGCTAAAGAAGTAGATGGTAAGTCTTATAGATTTACACCAGATGAAATTGAAGATGGCATTAAACTATTAGAACAAGCAGATACTTTAATAGGACATAACATTATAGGATTTGATTTACCTGTATTAGAAAAGTTATACAACTTTAAATATAATGGAAAAATAATTGATACTCTTGTTATGTCAAGACTTTACAATCCTGTTAGAGAAAATGGACACAGTTTAAAAACTTGGGGTTATAGATTAGGAGTTCCTAAACAAGAACAACCAGAGTTTAATAACTATAGTCCTGTTATGTTAAATTATTGTGAACAAGATGTTATATTAAATGAAGCTGTTTATAAATATTTATTAGATGAAGGTGTAGGGTTTAGTAAAAAATCTTTTGATTTAGAACAACAAGTTGCTATTATAATGAATGAACAGGAAAAGACTGGATTTTATTTTGATAGTAAACAAGCTATGACTTTATTAGCAGAACTAAAACAAAACATGGCAGATGTAGAAGATGAAGTTCAGAAAACATTTAAACCTAAATGGGTAGAAGATAAACATGTTTTACCATACACTAAAAAGAATGGAGAACTAAGTAAGCGAGGACTTACTGATGAAGAGTATGAAAGTATTCTTGCATCTGGTAATCGTGGACCATTTATGCGTAAGAAATTAGTAGAGTTTAATTTAGGTAGTCGTAAACAAATAGGAGAATATCTTATAGACTTTGGTTGGAAACCTGAAAGGTTTACTCCTACAGGACAACCTATTGTAGATGAAGCTACTCTTAAAAAGATAACGCATATTAGAGAGGCTAAACTTATTGCTGATTATTTATTATATCAAAAGCGTATAGCTCAAGTATCATCATGGATTGATGAACTAAAAGAAGATAGAGTTCATGGTAGAGTTATACCTAATGGAACTATTACAGGTAGAATGACACATAGAAATCCTAACATGGCTCAAGTTCCTAATATACATAGTCCATTTGGTAAAGAGTGTCGTGCTTGTTGGTCTGTTCCTGAAGGATATAAATTAGTAGGTATAGATGCTAGTGGATTAGAATTAAGAATGTTAGCACATTATATGAATGATTCAAATTATATTGAAGAGGTTGTTAATGGAGATATACATTCTACTAATCAAGAACTTGCAGGACTTAAGACTCGTGACCAAGCTAAAACATTTATATATGCTTTAGTGTATGGTGCAGGAGATGCAAAGATAGGTAGTATTATTAATGGAGATATTAAGAAAGGTAAAGCTTTAAAAAATAGATTCTTTAGTAATTTACCAGCACTTAAAAAGTTAAGAGATAGAGTTCAACAAGCTGCTAATCGTGGATTTTTAAAAGGTATAGATGGTAGAAAGATACATGTTAGAAGTCAACATGCAGCACTTAATACTTTATTACAAGGTAGTGGTGCTATAGTAATGAAACAAGCCATGATAAACTTGTATGAATTAATTAAATTAAATGTAGTAGATGCACACTTTGTAGCTAACATACATGATGAATGGCAATTACAAGTTAAAGAATCACAAGCTGATTATATAGGTAGGCTTGGAGTAGAGTGTATAGAAAAAGTCACAGAACAATTTAAAATGAGATGTGATTTAACTGGAGAATATAAAATAGGAGGTAACTGGAGTGAAACGCACTAAAGAACATTCAACAAATAGAAAGGGAGACCTTGCAGAATTTTATGCAGTTACTTGGCTATGGGATAATGGCTATGAAGTATTTAAAAACTGTGGATGCGATGGATTTATTGACTTGGTAGCAAGAGATTCAAAAGGAAACATAAAATTAATAGATGTAAAAACTGCTAGAAGAGATTATAGAACTAAAGATTCTTATACATCAAGAACAACAAGAACTAAAAAACAAATAAAAGCTAATGTTCAGTATTTATTATTTCTTCCAGAAACAAGAAAATTAAGGTGGGTAGAACATAATGACAAATAAAAGTAAAGAAATCATTGACAAATCTAAATTAGACAACTATAATAAGTTTACATCAGAGTCTGGACATTGGTATACCCAAGAGGGAGAACCTATGTATACTCTTATAGGTGCTAATGGTAAAGAAAGAAACACTACATTAAGAGATGCTAAAAGTTTAGGACTCGTTCCTTCTGTAACTACTATTCTAGGTATGGTTGCTAAACCTGCATTAGAAAATTGGAAGATTACACAAGCTATTACATCTGCTATTACTTTAGATAGAAAAGATAATGAATCATTAGATTCTTATATTTATAGGTGTAAGTCTGATGCTAAAAGCATAGGATTAAATGCAGCTAAAGAAGGAACTAAAATTCATGGTCAAATAGAAACAGGATTTTTAGGTGGTAAGAAAACTAAACCTTACAAAACTATTAAGAAATGGTTAGATGAAAATTTTACTGACCATGATTGGATTGCAGAAGATTCTTTCTGTGCACCTCAAGGTTATGGTGGTAAAATAGATTTATATTCTAATGATGTTTTCATAGACTTTAAAACTAAAGATAACCTTGAAGGCAAAGACCCTGCTAAATTAGTTTATGATGAACATGGTATGCAACTTTCGGCTTATGCTCAAGGTATGGGAATAGATTGTCCTACAAGAGTATCAATATTTATTGACAGAAAAAATACAAATATTATATTGTTTCATATATGGGATTTAGAATCACACGATAGACATATAAAAATGTTTAATAGTATATTAAAGTATTGGCAATTATCAAAAAATTATGAGTGGTATGGAAATGAAATATAAATTTAATGAAGGCGAAACAATAAAACAAATACAAAGATATGTAGATAAAACTTATGAAAAACATTATGCTTATGGAGATTACCAAGCAACAGATGTGATATTTGATAACGGACATGGAGAGGGATTTTGTATTGGTAATATTATAAAATATGCTATGAGGTATGGAAAAAAGAACGGACATAACCGAGCAGACTTGTTAAAGATAATTCACTATGCTATAATGGCTATACATTTAAAGGACATTCAAGATGATTGAAGATAAAATAGGAACTAAAGATTATTTAGGTATAACAATAGACTATGATAAAGAAAAAAACTTTGACAAGTTTAGTTTAGATACATTAAAAGATAGATACTTTTGGGATGAAGAGACACATGCCCAAGAAGCATTTGCAAGAGCATCAGTATTTGGTGCAACATTTAGAGGAGAAACAGATTATGAAATGGCTCAAAGACTTTATAACTACAGTTCCGATTGTTGGTTCATGTTTAGCACTCCTATACTTAGCAACGGAGGCACTACTCGTGGGTTACCTATCAGTTGTTTCCTTAATTATGTTCCTGATAGTAGGACTGGGTTATCTGCTCACTATGACGAAAACATATGGTTGGCAAGTTCAGGTGGAGGCATTGGTGGATATTGGGGAGATGTTAGGAGTAACGGTATACCTACTACTCATGGCTCTCGTTCTACTGGTTCAATTCCATTCATGCATGTGGTAGATTCGCAGATGTTAGCTTTCAATCAAGGCACTACAAGACGTGGTTCTTATGCTGCTTACATGGATGTTAGTCATCCAGAGATTGAAGAGTTTATTAACATGAGAAAAGAATCTGGTGGTGACATAAACAGGAAGTGTTTAAACTTACACAATGGTATTAACATAACTAACGCATTTTTAGATGCTGTTAAAAATGATGAAGACTGGAGATTGATTGACCCAAAAACTAATGAAGCTGTTAAGACTATCAATGCTAGAGACTTATGGTTTCAAATCATAAATGCTAGAGCAGAGACTGGTGAACCTTACATGATTAACATTGATACTTGTAATGAACATCTACCAAAAACACAACAGGATTTAGGTTTATCAATTAGACAAAGTAATTTATGTTCAGAGATAACACTTGCTACTAATGAAGAGAGGACAGCAGTATGTTGTTTATCATCTGTTAATTTAGAACACTTTGATAAGTGGTCAGAAAACCCACAGTTTA